ATCAAACAGGTTATCATCTATGGATTTAGTTGGCTCTGGAGCTGATCCAGCATTGGCAAGAGATGCAGGCTTTGATGATGCTTTACGCATCTGGCCCGTTACCTCTTTCCGTGCTTCTGTGGCTATAGTCTTTTCCCTTTCTTTTCTTCGCTTGAGATATAGTATATCCTCAAGTTCTAGTGATTTATTCTTAGCGAAGTCAACAAATTCTGTCCACTCACCATCCGACATTTCGTGTTTCGTCCTGAAGGCTGATTCATCGGCTGTCCTGTTACTCTCTTGCTTTTGCTGAGACATAGCAGAATTTAGCCTTTGCTGAACAATACCGTCAACTGTAGCGCCCAATAACTTACCAGAATCAGAGCTGGGATTAGAAACAGCATCATCAGGATCAAATACAAAGTCTTCCCCTAGATTTAACTGATCTTTTACGCTTACAGGTGTCTGTCCACCACCCTCAAAATAATTCCTCACATGTTGAATTAAATTGGGGTCTTCTTTCATAGCATCAAGAATAGGCATATAAGGCTCAACAGATTTTACTTGATCGTTGAGTCTCTTTGCCTCTTTACTTGAAGCTGCGTAACGCTGTTGAATATCATCAACAGACGCCTCTTCTTGCACAGGACTCTCACCTATATTGTTATTTATAGGCTCTTCGGAGGTTGCTGTCTGAGAAGGTTGTTCGGTGCCAGTGCCATCATCGTAGACCGCACTGTTGACCGACTTGTCTAGCTCGAGGAAGAACTCGTTTACATCAAAATCACCAGACGTGTCAGTAGATTCGCTTTCAGGGGCCACGGCAGCTAGAAATTCATCGTTGCTATCCATGACGTTGCTTACTAGTTCATCAGCCATAATTTATCATCCTTAATTTATCTATTTTTCCTTATCTGTGTCAACAGCTTTTAATCTTGAGTCCATTTCATCCCTGAACTTCTCAAATTCAGTTTTTAACATGCCTCTCAAGACTTTCTGTTGAGCTTCCGTTTCAAGAACATCCTTTCTAATCTCACTATCTGCTGTCATTACTTTTTGCTTAATTCCAGCCTGGACCAGTTGTCGTTCAAGTGTTTCTATAGTTCCTTCTTTGTCTTTTAAATCTTCTGTCATCCCTTCAACTTGACCCTGAAGCTGAGCATATAGAGACTTGCGTTCTATAATCTTCTCCTTCCCCCTAATATCAGTCTCAGCTAACATAGCTATATCATCAATAAGACCAGCCTGGAACCATTTAAAATATTCTTCAATAAGTGCCCATCTATTAAGTGGTAATGTTGCCCCAGCTATCACACGAACATCAAAACGTGCACTTGCATAATCTTTAAATTTCCCAATAGCATTACCATAATCATTATAAATCGGTATATTAATCCTCACTTCTTTCTCCTGGTCATCACCAGCCTGCGGTTGGACTATTCTAAAAACCTTATCAGCCGTATAGTGTGACTGAGCTACTTCCTTAAATACTGTGCCTAAATGTTCAAGAGCTGGCTCCACAGTATTATTCATCCATGCTTTTAATCTACGAGTACCAAACTCGTCATTAGCGAGTAGTCCTCTATAAGTCTCTGACTGTTCACTGGTAAAACCCATCATAGCGGAGGGCACACCAGATATATACTCAGCATCAGTTTTACCTTCCTGAGTAATAGTATAAAAGGCATTATTGATTGGAGCTGGAAGAACAGGTTGAGGGGCTGCGAATCCCTGCCTATACTTTAACAAAGCTCCAGGTGCTGTGGCGTACTGTTCCCATTCTTCCTCATCAACACTGCCCTCTTCATAAAGCCATCTCATATTAGAGGATAGATTAGCATTATGAATCATTATCTGATGCGCCTTATTTATTTCTCTTTGTTTACCTACAAGTGGCATAACAGCTGACATGGGATAAGGAACCCCAGTATATAAATATGGAATAGGTACTATAGGATAATTCTCAAACGGCATTTCATACTCATATAAGAATTGGTCACTAACAGTACATGTCAACTTAATATGGGTTTTGTAAAACTGAATATGATCTACAATATTTTTCTTCATCTCAGGATTTTCTTGCATAAGCTTAAATTCACTTTCAGGGACTACAACCTGTTCCACCTGAGATTTCTCTTCCTGAGCCTGGCTCATCAAAATCTGTTGATTTTGCTCAATAGCCTCCTTCATTCCCTTTTCAGCTTTTTCTAATTCTAATTCCGCCCTTTCCTGTATAATCTCTTCAGCTTCTAGTTGCTCTTCTATCTTTCGCTGAGCTTCAGCAAACATAACAATCTGTTCATCCTGAAATTCCTGTTGTTCCACTTGTACTCTCTGGTCTATTGCAGCGGTTTGCGCAGGCTCAAGAGGGACCATCATAAAAACTGTTACGAAAGAAACCTTTATTCTTTCATAACACTCATAATAATCAAGAAGATCATCATCTTCTCCCTCAAGAGTAACACCAAGAGTAATATCTTCTGGAAGGATATTCTGAGAATCAGACCTGGCAGCCATAGAATATTGGGAAACCTGACCTATACTACTTGCAGCTTTTATCTTACGCTCCATATCAGGCATCATCTTCATCAACTGTGTTCTTGCAAGAAGTTTTTTCACTATGACATAAGATGCGTCTCTAAATAGAAAATCCCTGGAAGCAGGATCAACATATACATCATATGGATCAACACGGGAAAAAGTAACTTCTCCCATTCCCATATCAGCATTTCTATCTATATCTACAAGAAAATAACCAATGCCCTTAGTAAGAGCATCAAGAGATACCTGACCATATAAAGATTTGCCATTAGAGAGATACCAACAATAGTCAGCAATATCTGAGTGAACCTGAGCCACATCTACATCTGATCCCTCAGCACCAACAGCCTTCCATTTAGGATTATTAGCCGTTACAAAGTAACGCATTATTTCTATAATTGGAAGAATCCTATTAATAGTAAATGTAGGCATTCCAGCTTCTTCAATATCAGTCCTCTCAGTTGATGTTAACTGTTCACCTAAATAAAAGTCATATCCTTCTTGACTAAGGCCCTGCCATCTTTGTCTATGAAGATTATTAGTCTTCTCCCAAAGAGTCTTAATCGTTTCAGCTCTTTCTTTATTTGATTTTCTACCTGGTTTTGCCATTATTCTCTTATCTCAAAGTGTGGAAGGTCATCGAATTTATTATCCTTCACTTGCGTATCTCTGTCCCAGTCACCGCCCCAACGTATCTTCAATCCCATTTGCGACGCGATGCCCAGAACAAAACCACCAAAGTAATGAAACCTATCACGGTCGCTCCAGTCGATAGGGTAAGGAGCCACATCCACGGCTTTTGAAGGACTAGCATTATGATTACCATCAGGATAACGAAGCTTACTTCGTCCCTCGTCAAACGCTTTATTCTGATCTGCCTTACCTCTATGACCTTGGATTACAGAACAATCAAAGTGTTTTACTACTTCTTTAAAAAGGTCTTGTAACCTATCATCGCATGTTGCAAGCCTCTTTTTAGATCGAGACCCAAATCTAGGCATTACTTCTTTTTACAACTATAAGTACGACCGTCCCAAGTAAAACTCTTTGCTCCACCAGCGCATCCAGCTTTAAAAGCTGATCTAAAACTCTTAGCTGCTTTGGTTTTCTTGCCATACTTCACATAATCAGGTCCTTTCTTAGTAGTCACACGTTTTACCGCTCCTCTACGAACCTGAGTATCTGCAGTTGCTCCAATAGCCTTAGCTCTTCCCTTTTTCGTACTAATGAGACCAGTGCCCTTAGCTCTTTTACCAGCTTGTGCTCTTTTGTCTCTCGCAATTGCTTTTTTGCCAGTCTTCTTGAGTTTTCTTTGCCGTCTTCGCTCTTTACTTTCAGCGTCAAACGGGTTCAGCTTCTCCGCAACTCTAGAAGCAGTGCCCTTAGCCTTAGCAGCAACTGCCTTTGTCTTTGAAAAGGCTGGTTTCTTTTTCTTTTTCATTGGTCCTGTTCCACTTGCCATTTTACTATTCTCCTGTTATGTTGTTAATATATCTCATTTATTATTTATTTCTCTCTAATGCTTTCCTCTCTTTTTCCACTGCGGCTTTTTGGTCAGAACGCGTTAGCCTGTAATCATTTCTTGCCTGCCGAGAAGCATCATAATTTTTCTGAGCCACAGAAGGTGTGTAACTCTCATTAATAATCCTTGCTTGCTCTGGTCTTACATTTACACCCTGAGCAGCTTTCGTTCTTTGAGCAACTTTCCCACCAGCTTCTGCTATTTTGTGTGTCTGAAATACGGGGGGAGTGACTTTGGTCATACTTTGCACTAAATCTTGAACGGCACTCATACCACCCTTATCATATCTTTGCATCATAGCTATAAAAGAAGGATAAGGTTTAGTCATATCATAACCAGTTGCTTCAATCTGGTCTATCATTTTATTATAGAATTTCCTTTTATCTATAAGCTCACGACCTACCTTTGATAACTTTTTTGCTTTAGCAAGACCAGCGCCAACTCCCACAATAGGAACAGCAGCAAGTAATGACCACAAAGAGTCTTTAACTCTACCCTCACTAGCATATAATGCAGAATCAATTAAATCAGCAACTACTCCACTTGGTCCAGGAACCATACCAGCTGCTAGTAAGCTAGTATGAAGTCCTTCAGACAAATTCTTAGGAATTACAGCCATTTATGCAACCACCCAAGGCTTAGCCTTTCGCGTTGGTTTGTACCATTCCTTCTTATTATCCTTTGATCTCTTATAATTAGGAGGAAATGCATGAACATTCGCATAATATAAACTTTCGATTGTATCATCATGGGCCATTCTTGGACCAAATGTAAGAAT